TTTCCTGATAATCGCCCCTTATTTGAGCGCATATACTTGACCATGGGAGAGAATAATTCAGGTTAATGTCAAGCCATGATTTACCTGGATAGTCATCTAAGGATGAATTGTTATCCTTGCCGTGTGCGGTTATTAAATGCCGCTTATCGTAGGTTTTTATTCCATTCGCGACAGAGTCCATGTGTGATGTTAGATCAGGTCCATAATCAGGATGCTCATCTCCGCCGATTATCCAAAATATATTTGAATAATCCTTATAACGATTACCCAACCACTCGCCGTAAGCTTGCATTCGTGTTGTGCCATTATCTGATATGTGCGTTGCCCACCCCTCTGACCCGAAACTATTACCGAGGAAACAGCAGGCTAAACCACACATAATACCCTTCGTGGCCGCGTAGTTGATGATCTCGTCCACATTGGCCCAATAGGCAGAATTTGGATCTGTAAAATCCAGCGACGAGGTTGACGGTACTACTGAGTCAAATGGCGGATTGCCGTCCTCATTGTTCCATGTCGGAGTATTATCCGTAAAAAGACTCTGAGGCACCATGCAGGATATAGCATTAATCCCGTTAGCAGCCAGATCGTCCAGATATGATTTGGCGGTAGCCACTGTAATTTGGGCAGCAATGGAGCTGGAGTGCACGCCCAGCCACTGCACATTGCGGCCGGAGCCGTCGATGATGCGGTGGCCATCGGCGACGATCAGGTCCGGGATATGTTCCAGGACGCCGCCGGCACCCTGGCGCAGGGTTACGTCCGGGGCGTCGATTGACATGCGTTACAGCGTAGGCAGGTTGCGGATGCGCTGGTAGTGCATGCGGGCCTCCAGGCCCTGGGCGGCGACATCGGAACCACGGCCTTGCGGATGGTTCGCACGCCGGTATTTTTTCTTATCGCTGTCGACGACAATAATCCACAGCGCGCCGCCGGCCTTAGCCTGCAGGCTGGTTCCGGCCACCGCGAACTGCACGTCCAGTTTTGCACACTGGAAGGCAACCTCCAGCCAGTATTGGTCGAGTTCGCCGCGCTGGATGTCCGGCACGGTGCGCTCGTCGGTTGTAAATTTAGCGGTGTTCTGCGCGACGCGCGGCCCGAATTTCTCCGGCCAGTGGTCGTCGGACCACAGTTCGTCCAACATGGCTGGGTAAAACTGCTGGGCGTCGATCAGGATCTCGCCCTTGTCATTGGCTTGCGCCCATTCAGGCAGGTTTGCATTTTTCATGGATTGCTTACTCCGATGCTGGGTTAGGACACGCGCAGAAAACCGGACGCGTTGACGTTGGCGATCAGGTCGTTGCCGTTGGTAGTAACCGCAAAATCCTGGTGCGTCAATGGGATACGCCCGGAGTCTGCCGCCGAGTCCTCATAAAATGGCACTGCCTTGGTCAGCGTGTTATTGCTGGCACCGCCCGCTGATGACCAGGTCTGGTCCGGCATGTCCACGTCCACCCAGTCATTGGTGGTGTCTACCGTGATGGTGCCTGTGATTCCGGTCTTGCGGGCGTAGTTGGTAAAATCGGCCTCGGTATTGCCACCCTGGGCCAACAGGTTAGCCAGATCGGTACGGTCGATCAGCGTAGCCTCGGCCTCGTTCGCTTTGAGCAGCATCAGCCCGACATTGGCGGCCGCATCGGCGATTTTCTCCACCGCCCGGCCTTTCGCGTAATTGAAGACTCCGTCTGTCATAATTTCTTAACCTCTTTCGTTAGGTTTGTTAACTCACACCGAGACCCGGCGCGGATGGCGGGGCAAGAATCAGATCCCCGTTCTGTATGGGCACTTCGACCTCGTTGCTGTAGCCGTTCGACTCGCCGACAAAGTTATATGCCCGTGCTGCACAAAAGTTAATTCCATCCGGCAAACCGACATCCAGTACCGGAATCGTAACCGTGTTGATGCCGTCGGCCAGTGTGCTGTGATTCTGCGTATAAACGCCGGACTGCTGGCCGCAGTACAAGTTGAATCCGATGGCCGTATCGTCGCCCGGGGTAATGGTGAAATGATGCGGCTCAGGATTTTGTGCCTCCCCTCGGCTGCAACCGTTTAAAAACAGCACCGCTGCGCCGGATATTAAAAATATGGCAAATAATTTTTTCATGATGTGTTAGATCCCCTTAGTTTGTCAGGCAAACGACCTGCCCGTTGGGTAAAACCGAACAATCGGTATTCCACGCCAGCAGCCTGCTGGAAGCGGCAGCCATAAGCAGGACAATGGCTATAATGGCGCGGCGGTATTGCATCAGTGGAACACCCCCCATAACGCCGCCGCAGCGGCCAGCACGGACGCGACCCATACCAGTCCTTTGCGGGTAATGTTTAACCAGGCAATGCCGTCCTCGGCCGGCCTCATTTTTACTTTGTAATCATGCAGCTCGGTGCGCAACCCGGTGACCTCTACAGTCAACCCGCGCATTGCCGATGCCAGTATTTTTCGGTCGCCCATCTCCTGCACATCGTGCTCGCGAAATTCCTGAGCCAAACGGTCAACGGATTCCCGGTTTTCAGTCGCGGCCTGGCGTAACTCGGAAAACGATTGATTTGTTTGTTCGATATGCGCATCCAACTTCGTCGCGATCTCGATAATCATAGGATCATTCAACCGGTTATCGTGTTTCGGTGCCGCAACGACCATCAACAATGCCCCGGATCGCTGCGGTTTAAATGGTGACAGAGCCAGACCGCGAAGCCATAACGCCAGCGCGCCATTTTTGATAGCATTGCCTGGTTGCGCAGATGGTAGATGCTCTTATAACGGCGCATGCGCGCTGTGACCAACTCGAACGGCTGTGCCGGCAAATCGAAAAAAATGATCGATAACATCCAGTTCATGATCCAGTCCTGCGGAACAAAAACAACCAACCCGACCACGCGGATCAATGTCTCCAGCAGAGTGCCGTCGGCGCGGTGATAAATCTCGAACAATACCGCGAACTCGACCAACATCACAAAAAAAGCAGCCAGCGGATGCTGTGCGGTCCAGGTCCAGATACTTAGAAGGATATCTAACAACGTCATCGATCAGCCCATGAAAACGATGACGCCATTTGTAACTGAAAGCATGTCCGGTTTTTAGGCAAAAATCCGGACACACAAACGATCGTTTGCATATGCGCCATTTAGCGCATTAATATCTGTTAGTTTGCCAGATCAAACTTCAGGCCCAGCTCGTCCATGATCACCCAGGCATCATCAGCAACCACTCTATGTGGTACGTGTTTTTTGTTCTGGTCGCAAACAACCTGAGCGCGGCGCACAATAATTTCCATCAGTAATTTTTGATCTTGCATTAGTGTCGGCAGACCAAATTTCACAATTGATAACCATTCGCCATGTGTTTTTGCTTGATCGGTTAACGTAACCGCAAAATCTTCATATTCTTCATCTTCGTCATGCATTGTTGCTATCTCCAATTAAAACTAACAATCTGCGTCAGTCGGATTCGCTGGCGCTCACGCGCTGCGCTACACCGTTCAACTGCCGCTGCGCGGTACTCAATTCTTCAATTTCTTCAATCGATCGTATACGGTCGATTTTTTCATTTTGAATTTATCCGCCAACTCCCGCACCGTGGCACCAGCCAGGCGCGCAACCAGCAGCTGCTGGTCGATATCATGACTATCCAACACCGGCACATACAACCGATCACCACCGCACCGGCGGCGAATACCGGCATCTACCATGCGAGCCATGTCGTCCGATATAGCTCGGCTCACTCCCAATTTCCGAGCAGCCGCAAAAACCTCCTCATACACATCGTCCTCAAGACTGTCAGAGCCAGCCATCGTCGCCCCCCATTGAATCCATCATGTTCACATTGCCATACGGGTCCGATCCCGTATCAGCTATTTTCGTTTCCTGGGAAACGACCGTCGAGGCCGCCGGCTGACTAAACAGATCCGCCTGCTGCAGCTGCTGTTCCAAAGCATCCCACTGCGCCGGCGTCTTCAAATGCACCTTAACCGCTCGTGAAGCATGCAAGTTATATACCTCGCAATCAAAACCCTCGTTGCGCACACCGGCCTTTTTTTGCCAGACCTTTTTGCCGCGATAACGTCGTGACGGTGCCTTGACCTCACTTGTTATCTGGTCGAAATAGTCTGCGCGGATAGACTCATAGTAATGCACCCGACCTGGTCCTCCGCCCTCAAGCTGAATCCGCGCCGTAAACAAATCCTTAGCTTTATTTGTGCCAACTATAAATACCCTCAAACCGTATTTGCTGGCCTTGGTCGGTGTTTTATGATCGATGCTGCGCAATGGCGCTGCGAATATTTCCTTATCGGTATTATCACTGGCACCTTTAATCGCCATGACTTTCACAGTTGGGTATTTCTTCGACATCGCGCGAACCCAGTGGTATACCGCGTCATTTGTCTGCCCATCTGAAGAATCGATCGAAACCGCCGACGTCGGCACCTTAAACCCCCTCTCATGATCCTTAGGCGTAAACACCATCTGCTCTAACTCCGTCCACACTGGATCTTTTGTGTCTGTCACCGCATTTTCTGCAGATATCTCTCCCCAGTAAATCCGCCAGCTTTCCTCGCCTCTCCCCCAGGCGGTACCGATCAACGCCACCCGATCATGCTGTACATCGATCCCCCAGGTAATTAGCAACCCACCCTCTGGAACAATCAACTCCTGGTAATCTTCCGCCCGACCCTTCAGCGACTTTGAATTCTTGTTCTTGTTTTCATATTCATAGGGTTTCCCGAGACAGGTATTAACAAAAGCGATCCAGTCAGTATCATCACCCTGATCCTTTTTGTGTTGAGCCTCAAGATAACGCCGCAGCAATACAGAGAATCTGGAACCACTAAATGGCGCGTATAGCTCGCTGACAAAACCAAAACCTGCAATACCATGAAAAGGAGCCGTAGCTATCCAGCCGGCACCATCGGTTGATTCAGCTGCCTGCACATTTTTATTTTTCTGCTCGTCATTCCATACCGAGCCACAGTGCGGACAGGCATAGTAGGCGGACCCAAGTATTGCGCGACCATAGATCTCATGCTCGATATCGGCATTCTCATCCCATTTAACATTTGCCCAGTCCAGTACATGAGACTCACCACAATCATGGCATGGTACAAAATACATCCGCTTGTCGCTGGCGTTATATCCATCCTCGATCGCTGAAAGGCCCTTGATCGTCGGAGTGCCACCGTAGACAGTCTTTTTCTCATCGTGGGTTTTATTCCGGTCCTCGACGAGCTTGATCGTATCGCCCTGGCCTTTGACATTGGTATTTGCATCGTCTGGTTCCTCGATAATGACCACCCGCACCGTCACAGACTTAACGTTGCCAGGCGAGTTGGATCCGACCAGCTTGAGCATACCGCCGGCAAACCGCTTAAATAGTTTTTTGTTGCCTGCCTTGCGCGAAGTTTCGACATCGATCCTCCCCTTCATGCGCGGCGTTGCCCGCACAGCAGGGGCGAATTTTTCCTCCATGAAATCTTCAGCCGCCTGCGTCCTGGGAAACATGATGATGATCGCGCACGGATCGATATCGATTAGCTTGAGCAGGTAATTGACGATAACGCCATCAGTAAATGCCGTCTGGCTCGCTTTCATCATGACGACCTTTTCCACGTTCGGATCGTCAATCGCATCCTGGATGCCTCGCACCCACGGAGTACGCATCGAATTATATCGACCAGGTTCAGCTGAAAAACCTTTAGCCAGGCGGCGGAACCTGTCAGCCCATTCGCGAATTTTAAGATTCGGCGGCGGCGTCCAGCATTTCCATACCCTCTTCAACATCGTCGTCGAATTCAGGCGCGTGTTCAGCCAGGCGGGCAAGGGTCGCTCTGACATGCTCTGTATATATCTCAAGCTCACTGTCTATCCCATACTCATCATCAATTTTCGTTTTAAGTTTTCGCGCGCTAGCCATAAACTCCGACTTGGCCGACTCGATCGCACCTTCCCAGGCAAACTCCACATCCTCACGCAGCAGGATCTCTGCCGACTCCTTGGCCAACTGCAGTTCCTTTAAGTCCCCATCGAGCCGATCCTTACGCTCCCTTGCTGTCTCGGTCTTTTCCCCGTTAGCGACAAACTCCTCGCGCCATCGAAACACATTGGCCGTGTCATACTCGTTAGCAAGGCCTCTCGACGTATGTACTTTGATTGGCATACCCTTCTCCTGCCAATCTGATAGCGTCCGTTCACTAACTCCAACGATCTCAGCCAGCACCTTTTTTGAAACTAAATGCCCCACCGCTACATCCGATTAAACATCAAGACCGCTGGGGAAATACACCACCCACCACCAACTAAGGAAGCCCATAGAGATCGTAAAGCTGCAACAAGTTCGTGAGTCTTGTGCCCGTGTGGGAGAATGCTGTGGGAAGGACCCGTTAAAGGTATGCGAGTGATAAATGTCATGACTGATTACCTGCCTGCGGGCTGGGCGAGGACAACAGCTTGTGGATCGCATCGAACGAGCCAGGCTGATAGGCGAGGTCATGCCCCTGGTCCGGGAGGATGCGCTGGCGCATTAGTTTTTGTAAGCGGCTGATCCATTTGTCTACTGCCTCCCCATGACTCGGCTTGAGCTCTGCCTCGTTGATGGTCTGAGTGGTATTGATAAGCTGCAATATGCGAAGGTTATCCAGGATGCGCCGCGTGGTTGCAGTCCATTGATCAGCAGGCGCCTCATGGTGAAAGGTACAGACACCCCACTTCGGCCGGCGCGGTTTGTTTCTACCTTCTGGCTCATACCAATGGGTGACGTGCTCGAACGGTAGTGGGCAACCGTTTGCCTTGCAAATATGAGACAGGTCTTTTTCCTGGTCAGCCATTGCTCCGGTAGCTCTCCCAATCAAACACCACGAGCGGTGCGTTGTTCTCCTGCAGGCGATCCCATACGCGGAAGCCAAGATAGTCACGCATCTTGTCAGGCATCAGATTACCCAGGATGATTGTCGGTTTGACTGCGCTATAACGACCATTGAGCACGTCGAATATCAACACCTCACGTACACTGTCCTTGCCAATGCTCAAACCCACCTCGTCCAAAACCAGAAGATCCGCAGAGATATACCGGTCGTACACCTCCTGCTCAGTCATCTGGCTAGATGGATTGTAGGTGCTGCGTATCGTGCGCAGCATATCCGACACCGTGATGAATAACCCGCTATACCCATTGCGCATAACGTGGCTTAGCACCGCACAGGCAAGGTGCGTTTTACCAGTTCCAGGGTTACCGGTAAGAATCAAGCAGGCCCCCCTTGGCAACATGATCGACTCGAACGCACCGGCATAAGCTCGGCAGTCATCGAGCGCCCGCTGGCACCCGACACTCAATGGCCGATAATCATCAAACGATCGGCTTTCGAAACGCTTCGGTATACCGGCGCGCTTGATCACCTGCTCAATATCAACCTGGCGGCGGCGTTTACGTCGGGACGAAAAATCATTATTTGCCTGCTCCTCACTGATCAGCCTTGCCTCATTCAGGATTTTCTCAGGAGATTTCATCGAGTATCCCCCGGGACGACTTCACGCTGGAAAAATCCTGTTCATGTCCTGGCGTCTCCACGGTGGTTGACGACACCACCCGCAGATGGAGATCAGTTACCCGATTGCGAAACTTGGCCCGCCAGTCACGGGCAACCTTGCCAACTTCCTGCCAGTAGGCGATAAACTCCGGGATCTGCTGGTCAATGAACCCCCTCGGTATTTTCTTCCTGGCTAACAGATCGTAGTCCTGGTCCGTCGGCTTGAAGTCTGGATCGATCGGAGCCTCTTCCCGAATCGGTATTGCCTCTTTTTCTTTTTTGTATTTTTCTTTTTCTTTTGTAATTGGATTTATATTGTCTTTTGTAGAGTGGCACCTAGTGCCACTGGCGCCACTGGCACTAGGTGCCACTGGTTTTTGATCAGAAGTGCCACTGGTGGCGCTAGGTGCCACTGGCACTAAGTGCCTCTGGTTAAAGCGATCAGAAAGGCCGTATTTTGTCTTTTTCCCGAGCTCTTTTATAGCTATTACCAGACCCTTATCCACTAGGTCTATAAGCACTTTCTGGATTGTTTTATCCCGGTTAATACCAGTGAATTCCTTGAACTGGGAAATGGATATCGCGTCGAATTCCTTGTGCCATCCGCGCGTCTTTCGGATCACCAACATGATGCATTTAAATTCTTTATCAGAAAGGATGCGCATGAGCTCATCCACCAAAGCGTTGGGGACCTGAAACGAGTTAGGGACAA